GCCATTTACCGAATCAATGAAGCAGCAACTGCTTGACATCCCGACGATGGCGACGGCAATCATTGTTGCCTACTTTGATAGCTTGACTGGGGTGAAAACAAAAAACTTCTAGACGCCGCACGATACTGGATGCGTGGCGGCGTGATTGATAACACAGCCAAGGACGCTGCGGTGTTTGGCCTTGAGATCCCCGAGCCATCCGAGCCCGATCGCTTTGAGGTTGAACCCGAGGCATGGCCAGCGGTGGTGGCGTTCCTGCGCTGCCAGACCCAATGGCGCAGCGGCAGCAATGGATTGATCGGGCTCGACTACGCCGCGCTTGACTGGACGTTTAGACTGCACGCAGTTGCAGATCCAGCAGCCATGCTGGCCGACATCCAAATCATTGAAGCCGAGATCTTAGCGGCTGTCCACGAAAAGGGAGGCTAACTCATGGCGCTTGACATCAAGGCAGCAGTCAAGATCCAGGCCAGCGTTGACGGCACGGCATCAATCAACGGCCTCGAGAAAAGCCTCAGCAACCTTGACAGGAAGGCTGATGGGCTGAATGGCACCTTCGGGAGGGTGAAGGGAGCGGCAGGCGGCATGAGCGGCGCCCTGGGCGCCCTGGTGCCTGCTGTTGCGATTGGTGGTGTGACAACACTGGCCAAGGGCGCAATTGATGCAGCAGACAACCTCAACGATTTAAGCCAGCGCACTGGTGTATCAGTTGAAAGCCTAAGCAAGTTTGGCGCAGCAGCAAATGATTCGGGCAGCAGTGTTGATGAAGTTGCCAAGGCAATGGGCAAATTGGCAAAAGGGATTGTTGATCCTGCATCAAAAGCAAATGAAGCGTTGAAATCAATTGGCATCAGCTCAACAGATGCCAGCGGCAAGGTTAAAAGCATGGATCAAATCATGCTAGATGTAGCTGACAAGTTTGCTAAGATGCCAGACGGCGCGCAAAAGACTGCGCTAGCAATGGAGCTATTTGGTAAGTCAGGCATGAACTTGATTCCGATGCTGAATCAAGGGCGTGATGCGTTGAGCAAATACAATGCTACGATTACAACTGAAGGCGCGCAAGCTGCTGATAAGTTCAACGATTCATTGAATGAAATCGCTCGCGTTGTTGCTGGTCCATTCAATCAAGCTGTCACGGCATTGCTGCCATTAATAACTCAAATCGCGCAGGGGATAGCAGGAGCAATTACTGCATTTTCTCAACTGCCTCAACCAGTGCAGGCTGCCGTCCTTGTGGTCGGCGGATTAGCTGCTGCTTTCATCGCACTAGCGCCAGCCATCTCAGCAATCATCGCAATCGGGCCTGCCCTGGCAGCGGGACTGGCAGGCCTGGGCGCAGCCTTTGCAGCGATTGGTCCAATTGTGGCAGGACTAGGGACCGTGCTAGCTGTTGTCTTCACAGGCCCTGTGGGCATTGCTGCTTTGGTGATCGCCGCTGGCATTGCCATCTATGCGTTCCGCGATCAGATTGGCGCTGCATTTGTTGCGATTGGCGAATCTTTCAAGCAACTGCCTGCGGGCTTTAAGTCATTCTTCATTGATCCGCTGATCGAAGGTTTTAGGATACTGATGGAAATGATGAACACAACCTTCATTCAACCGTTGCAGGCTGCATTTACAGCAACCGTTGAGTTTGTCAAAACTAATTTCGTGCAACCAATACAAGCAGCATTTACCGGATTGATTGAAGCAATCAAAACCATCTTTAGCAATGTAGTTGGCATCATCACTGCGCCATTTAAGGCAGCATTTGAAACGGTGCGCGGCATCATAAATCAGATATTGAATGGTATTGGCAACGCTATTAGGAGCGTAGTTAGTGCAATCAATGGCGTTCTTGCTGGCGCTAACCGAGCACTAGCTGCAGCAAAATTACCTCAAATCCCGTTGCTGCCCCAGCCTCAAATCCCCAGCTTCGCCGAAGGTGGCGTGGTATCAGGCCCCACGCTTGCGATGGTAGGCGAGGGCGGTGAGCCCGAGTACATCGTGCCGCAATCGAAGGCGACCAAGTTTGCTAATAACTGGCTCTCAGGTGTGCGCGGTGCAGCCGCTATCCCGAAGTTTGCCGAAGGTGGTATGGTAGTGCCAGGCAACGCTCAGGTAAGCATCCAGACCGGGCCTGTGACGCAGATGGATGGCACCAACTTTGTGACGACCCAGGACCTGAGCAGCGCTGTTGCAGCTGGAGTCAATCAGACCCTCAGCCTATTGCGCAATGACATGAACACAAGGCGCACGCTGGGGTTAGCATGAACAACTATGACATCATGTGCTTTCTAGAATACTACGCAGACCGCACCATCGTACGCGATCCGATAACAGGTAAGCGATCACCTACAGCAAGGTGGCAGAACTTCTATCAAAGCCCGCAGGCTTTAAGTATTGATGCTGACATCACTGGTAATTATCCGTACCTAGCATTTAATGCAAGCGGCTTTGGATCATCAACTGCTGCATCAATAAACAACTTTCAAGTTAATGCCGCAGCCGTTGCTTACATGGTTGATATTACAGAGCAAGCAGTCGGCGGCACATCATTGATCATTGCGTCGCTTGTCATCCAAGACGTAGGGCAAGATGCGATTGATCCGGCTAGCGCAGAAGTAATCAGCCGATACATTGGCAGCGTTGAATCCGCATCTATTGATGACATAGCTGTAGACTGGACTGTAAACCCAGCAATTGATAAAAAGAAAGGGCAAGTGCCAAGCCGTAAGATTGCATCTAACCTTATTGGGAGGTTTGTCGGACAATGAAAGGAACTTACAGCGGCGTTTTCCAAGGAAGCCTTGGCTTCCATACTCCTTTAAAAGATAGCAGCAACCTGACGGCAGCCCCACAACCTAAGGCAGCACCTGCCCGTGCTGCAAAAAAACTTGATGATTCACTACTGACCGGCAAAAAGCCATCTGCTGATATTGACAAAAGGCAGCAGCTTGCAACACCAGGCGAAACAATCCCGATTGTATTTGGCAAGCGTGTTGATGACATCGGCGGCGTATGGGTGCAGCCGTCACTGGTAAAAGCTGGCACTAGGCTTTATGTAGGGAGCTTTCTCTATGCAATCAGTCAAGGCAAAATCATCAGCTCACCGGTAAAGTATCGCACGTGGGTTGGTCCGCAATCACTTGCATTTTTTGCTGATCAAACAATAACATTGCAGCATGACTATGCAACCGCTGCTGATCTTGCGGCGGCACCTGATACCTGTCCGATTGGTGGCGGGACTCTATTCTGTGGTGTTGAAACATATTCATACCTGTCGCAGCTAAACAAGGCGACTGCTGGCAATGTTTACACATACTCTTATGATCCCTATAGCTACTACACGACCAGAAACATCACTAGGGGGTTAGGAGATACAAGCAATACTGTCATGACACTGACAGCCAATGATGTTCAAGCCTTTAATTCAGATGATGGCTCGGATGTTACAGCAGCATATTGGGCCTATCGCGGTTGGATTTCATCAACACCATTGCAATTAAACCAAAACCCAGCTACTCTTGGTGGCTATACGGTTGGAACAATTGAAGAGTTTGGCACGTTAGTTCCAGAGCCTCCTGGATTTCTAGGCATACCATCAGGCGCAAGGTTAGTAATTCAATTTACGCTTGCAGCTGTTAATACTCAAAATAATCCATTATTGCCCGCCAGTACTGGCACGCTATACGGTGTGCAACAAGAAAACATTGAGAGCCCCTATCAGTTCATACCAGGCACTTATTCGCAATCAGGGACAACGGTAACAGTTACGCTAGCAGTTAGCACCGTGGGGCTAGTTGGCCTAACTATTTATGTTGAAATTACCAGCGGCAATGCCGTCGAAGGTACTTACATTGTCACAGCAACCCCAACTGCTTACACCTTTACTTATACGGCTGGCACGTCACTTACCACCAGCGGCAATCTTTACCTGCCGCTGACACCAGGCGCCGATAACTCGGCATACGCAGACATCACATTTCTGCGGGTTGAAGGCAACATCTACGACCCACCGTCTGAGGGATCATACCCTACGACAACAAAGCAGCTCTTTATCTATTACGAAGAAGGCGTTGAGGTTGACCTTTACAGCGGTGGTCTGGTCAGTAGTGTTTACCCACGCGGCGCCAGCAATCAATTGGTTGACCTGGCGATGTACCTGTTCACAATATACAAGCGTGCTGATGGTGCTAACACTAGCGACATTGCATCACCAATCTACACTGATAACCTAACAAGCATTGCGGACTTTGCCGATTTATATGGGTTCTTCTATAATGGTGTGCTTGAAAATGCCGTGAACATTATTGAACTTTTATCTAGCCTTGCGCCATATTTCTTCCTTTCTTTTTTATCGGTTGGTGGTCAGTATCGCTTCGAGCCAGTGTTGCCGCTGGATGGCAATGTGCTTGATGAAACAGCATTGACCCCAGCGGCTATCTTTACTGAAGACGAAATCTTACCGGGTAGCTTTAGCAAATCATTTTACCCTATAGCAGATCGCCAAGATTTTATTGCTGTGATGCTTTACCGCGAAGCAAACCCAAGCAGTATCAGCATCCAGCGCACCATCCAAGTGGCTTATGACACCACTGCTTTAGATGCACCGGTTGAGC